TGCTTACAAAGCAAATTTAGATTCACAGATAGCAGAAAAAATATCACCTAAGTCAATAACTAAAAAATTAGGATAAACTATGGAACAACAATACTTTGTCAACGTGCTACAAATATTAGACGTAGCAACAGAAAGAGGTGCTTGGAAAGGTTCTGAAATTGGAAGCATAGCTGCGATTAGAAAACAAACCATGGACTATATAAAGTCTTTAGCCGAGGCTTCTCAACAAGAAGAAGAACCCCAAGTGGAATCAATCACTAAGAAAATAGGAGAAAAGTAATGGAAATGTTAATGAGTGCGATTAGCTGGATTACAATAATAGTAACAGTTGCTAGTTTTATAGCAGCATCAACACCAACACCTAAAGACGATGTGTGGATAGGTAAACTGTATAAGTTTATAGATTTACTAGCTTTGAACATTGGTAAGGCGAAACAAAAATGAACTGGTTAAAAAAAATGTGGCAAAACGTCAGGGGCGTTGAAAGTAAAACTGTCAGAGCTAGAACAGAAAAAGGTCATTTTGTTGCTGATGATAAGTCTACACCAGACGTAAATGAAGCTTACACTACAGTTGAAGTAAAGAAGAAAGGTAAACGCAAGAAGAAATAATGGCTACTGCAAAAGACGCACTTCATCAAATTAATTCACACGAAAAAGAGTGTGCTATACGTTATCAAAACATAGAAAAACGTCTTGATGAAGGCTCTGAAAAATTTAAGAAATTAGAAAATATGCTCTGGGGTGTTTACCCATTTATGGTAGGAGCTATTGTTCTTACAAAGTTTTTATAGATGGAAGAGGAACTACTAAACGAACCAACTATAAAGAAAAAGCTAGAGCTTGATATTGACGTTTCACCCAACTATTTATCAGTGAATCCATTTCAGAAATGGGTACATCTAGCTAAAACAGTAGACGCTTGGCGAATTTTCCCTAGAGCGTTTGTCAGCGTCTACATCTTACTACTGTACAAAGTAGTTACTTGGTTTATGACCATACCTGAACCAAACCTAGAACAATCAGCTTTAGTGTCTGTTGTTGTAGGTGCAATGGCAGCTGTTTTTGGTATCTACGCTGGCACATCAGGACAAAGTAAAAAGTTTAAAGGCGAGGATTAATTTTGGAAGCGTTCAATCTGATCGCTGAATTAGGTCTGCCCATAGCTGGTGCTTTAATTATGGCTTACTTTATATTTTTGGTTATGAAACAGCTAATGGATGGTTTGATTAGTGAAATACAAACTGTACAGGGAATTACCAAAATGCTCATCACCAGAGCTTCTATTATGAATAATGATATGATTCGTATAGACACAAGTGTTTCTAGTGCTCTTAATCTGCCACCAGACTTGGACAGGATAGCTAGAGCTGAAAACTTCGTAGAGGATGGCAAAATAGATGCCAGAAGAGATTAATGGACATAGTACAGATAATAGCTGATTTTGGTTTTCCAGTAGTGATGGTAGTTGGATTAGGCTATTTTGTTTACTTTGTGTGGCAAACGATTACCAATAAGATTGACCCAGCTGTACAAGAAATGAAAGGCACAATCATACGTTTGACAGATCAGCTCAGGCTACTCGACCAAGACATGATTCGTCTTCAGCAAAAAGTGAATACAGTTATTGAGGTAAAGGAACAAGATGAAAAATCGAAAAAGACCTGACGAAATGTTACTCATAGCTTCTATGATAATCGTTATGTTTGTCGTCATAACTGTGCAAGCTGATGAAATGACTCACAAGTTTAAGAACCCAAGCTTTTCAGGTGTAGGAACATCCAGTCACTATCTGACTATAGAAAATCAAGAGTTCAACAGAAAAGAAGCAATACGAGAAGAACTTAGAGCATACACAGAAGACCTAGAGAGAGAAGCAGAAAACACCACGTTAGCCCGGTTCATACGAAATCTTGAATCACGCATCTATGCCCAGCTGTCGAGGCAGTTGGTTGATAGTTTATTTGGTGAGACTGCTTCTGAGTTTGGCATTTTGGAATTGGAAGGAAACACCATAGAATATAGAGTAGAAGACGACAAGGTAACATTAATAATTACAGATGAAGAAGGCAATACAACAGAAATTACTGTACCTCTCGGTTCTTTCACTTTCTAGTTGTGCTTTGATTGTAGACCCATTAGACAATGGAATACCACCCATAAGAAGTATTGAATCAGCAGAGGTTGGTTCCTTATTGACCAAACTAGCAGAAGTACCTTCACCTATACGAAAACCTGTAGTAGCTGTCTACCCAAGCTCTTTTAAAGACAACACAGGACAACGCAGAAGCAATAGTCAATACGCAAGTTTTAGTACAGCTATCACACAAGCTCCTGATGCTTACCTCATAAGAGCACTAAAACACTCTGGTGTGTTTGAAGTAGTAGAACGAACAGGGCTAGATAATTTAACAAAAGAACGACAAATTATACGCACCACAAGAGAAAGTTTTGATGAAAAACAAAAGGTCAAACCTTTAATGTTTGCTGGTTTGTTAATGGAAGGTGGTGTTGTTGGTTATGAAACCAATATAAAGTCAGGTGGTGCTGGAGCAAGATACTTGGGTATTGGGGCTTCAAAAGAGTACAGACAAGATTCTGTCACCATATCCTTACGCACAGTTTCTGTAAGCACAGGTAAAATTTTGATTGAAGTTTTAGTAACAAAAACAATACTTAGTTCAGCAGTGTCTTCAGATGTGTTCAGATTTTATGCAAACAATACTGAGCTAGTTGAAATAGAAAGTGGTATAGTAGAGAATGAGTCTATAAATATTGCTTTACAGATGGCAGTAGAGACAAGTGTATTACGCACAATAGAGGAGGGCTATGAAGAAGGCTATTGGCAAAAAGATAAAAAGACTGATATTGATGAGCCTAGTTGCGATGACGAATGTATCGCTACTATTAGGGGCTGATAACGAAATATTTATAGATCAATCAGGTGCTACATCTAACTTGGATATAGAACAAGTTGGTGGTAGTGGCAACATTATTGGTGGTTCAGATGCTACAGCTGGAGCTTCTAATATGACACCATTGGATTTAGATGGTGCAACCATGACCTTAGATATATTGCAAAAGGGCTCAACAAATAAATTCTTAGGCGATATATGGGCAGATACTTATACAGGGTACTTCTCGTTTATAGGTGACAGCAATACTTTTAATATGTCTACAGACGAGACAAACGCTACTGGAGCAGATGGTTCTAACGTAAACGTACAAGTCACAGGCAATACCAACACAATGACCCTCAATCACGCAATGACTGCACTAGCAGCTAATTTGGATTTAGATTGGATTATACAAGGTGGTGGTAACAGTATCACAGCATCCATAGATGTAGATGGTGCTACTAACTACATGGATATAGATGGTTCAGACAACACAGTGACATACGATGGAGATGGATATGCTGGTGGTTACTTCTATCTAGATCATACAGGTGGTTCAAGAACATTTAATATAGATCAGGAGTCTACGTCAGACAATGATTGGCTTAAAATTACATCTGTTGGCTCTAATGGCACTGTTTGCGTTACTCAGTCAGACGCAACAACTTCATTCGTCTGTTGATATAGGCTCTATCTCAGAAGTTAGAGGTAATGCACAAGTTCTAAGAGATAAACCTTATGGTGCTGAACTAAAGTTCAACATCCAACAAATGGATGATGTACGCACAGAAGCTGGCAGAGTAGCCATAACTTTTGAAGACGACTCTACAGTCAAGCTTACTGAACATTCTAAACTGGTTATAGATGAATATATCTATGACCCTGACCCCTCAAAGTCAAAAATGGCTTTGAAATTTGCAAGTGGCACAGCACGATTTATTACAGGCAAGTTCAATAATAAAAGCAATATATCTATTAAGACTCCTACTGCTGACATAGCTATTAGGGGCACAGATTTTACTTGTACAGTAGATGAGCTCGGAAGGTCATTGGTTATATTGCTACCAGATGAAAATGGCATATCTAGTGGTGAAATAATAGTAGCTACAGCTATGGGCA